GATGAGTCCATAATAGTACTTGCCAGTCTAGTCTCACCATTGTATTCTTCTATTGTTACAGTTGTTTTTTCATCTACTCCCTCAGATGGACCAGCTTTCAAAAAGTTATCTAAGCTAAGACGGGGACTGGTAAGATTATATTTTGATTCTTTTGTACGTGTGTTTGGAAATATATTGTTTACATTTGGAATGTATGCTGGAAGAGCACTACCTATATAGCAACTAAAAAATGCTCGAATACCCTTTACACCATATATTCCACCCTTGATCACTTCCTGCAACGCTGTGACATCAATGTCTTGGTATGCTTTAACTAACCAATTTCCACCTCTTTTTTCATACTTGTAATTATTTCTTGTAAAATACACATCACCTGGCGTTGATAATTCCTTATATAGATCTGCATCTTTTAATATACCTGGGTCTATCTGATATGGTCGAGGAACCATCATATCTGTGGTGTATCCAAATACGTCAACTCTATTAGGTTTATATAAATCAACTTTTTTACCAACGTGGAATGCTGCTGTTTTGAAGTCACCATTGTTAGCATTCCAAGAATTTATACCATCTTTGCCATATGGATTTACTATAAGGTTTCTATAAAAAAATGAATCATTATCAAAATTATATACTTCAATATTAATTTCTTCACTATTAATCGATCCAATATCATTAGAAACTTCACAAGTGTAAATACCACCGTGACTTGGTTGAATATTAGTTATGATAATCTTATTTCCCATTAACACTAAGCTAGATTGTATTGATGGAATATCACTATTGCTAATGTATACATTATCTTTACGCCATCGATAGCTTAACCCCTGCGTAGGTGGTATAATTGTAAGTATGCCATTTTCTACATTAGGTATATTTGATTGTGCTGCTTGAATGGCTAACGTAATGTTAACTCCCATAATTACTTTTACGGTGCCATCTGAGGAGGTGTGCATATTGTCACTGCTACCATTTGCAAGTTGGAATGATAATATTTTTGGTGTTGAAGACTCTTCAATAGATCCAACAATAATTGGTGGATTATTTATTTTATCTGGTAGTAAACTATATATTGTTTCATTTTCATCTATTCCCGACTCCACATAGTTAACCAAGCTACCAGAAAAGGTAGCTGATTCATTATCACCTAAGTCTCCATTTAGTGATCCGTCAATATTTCTCATTAGCTTCTTGAAACTTTAAAAATCCATCCAGCATCATATATTTGATGAACTGTGTTGGATCCTGAATTAGGAACCTTTAGCACTACTTTATAATATCTTTCTGGTTGAAAACTGTCTAAATGTAATTTAATGTAGTTGCTAGTCGCATCATCACTCAGCTTAGTAGTACTATCAAAATCAATTATATAATCATCACTGTGTGCGCTTTTCACAGCATATTGTGTTCCAGCTGGAAGTCTGTATCTTGTTAGATATCCAGAAGAAGTTGCAAAGGAGGTTGCTGGGTAAGTGTATCTTGATGAAAATCTAATTAGTGGAGTTGATGCTTCACTATAAGATGATTTTATGTTTATAGCATTTATTGTAATGTTTTCATCCGTGTTGATTAGCGATAAAGTCGCCGCACTAACACTATCATCATAGCTGGCTTCGAGTACTGGACTATACACTGTATGTGTGTCCATACTAAAAAACTTTAAACTGCTAAAGGATCCAGTTGTAGACATTTCCACCTCGGGATCATTTTTCAATATGAATCCATTAAAAACGATGGAGCCTGATTGTACTTGTCTTACTATTGAGGATACGTCTATGTTTAGGTCTGAGGTGGTGTAGCTAAAAGATTGTGTTGCCACACTTGCAGTATACCATGTACCACCACCTGGTTCGTTATTCCATGATCCAGTTGTACCTACGGCAAATGATGAGGTTGTCCAAGCACTAGCTAAATTTGTTTTTCCAAGCCTATATTTCCAACTTACTCCCTCTGTTGTTGCTGGTGAGTTTGAAAATCGTCCAACTCCCATATCCCAAGACTGACTTATTGGATAACAGTATATGCTGTAGTCTAATGGAACCTCGTTTGCCTCAGTTACATATAGCTTTAATTTATATGTAAATAGATTTGGATTTTGTCCAAGTGCTAGTATGCTGCTAGATATAGCTGTGTAGTTAAAGCTAATAAGGGCTCTTGAATTGTAACTTGATGATACTGATCCAGTTGTTATTAACACTCTACTAATGTCAAGCACAGCATCCAGTCCAGTGTTTATTTCTGGATACTTTTCATATACTGTTGCGTCTTTAGTCGGATAAAATCTTAATACCATGTTTAGTAATTTACTGTTCGTCCTTTAATATCCACATTTGGATAATGCACTTCAAATATAGCGGGGTCCAAGCTTGGATATACAACTCCATTTTTCGTAGCTTCATTGATATCATATATTACGTTACTGTATCCAAGCGACTCATCATTGAGATTTTTTATTATAATTTTACTTATTGTCTGTACTCCATCAACTCCAGTAAGCTCTTTATATAAATCGCTAATTACAATTGGTTGATTTATTTGCCATTTATCTATATCAAAAAAACTTTTCATAGCTTGTACACATAAAAGCAATACTTCATTTGAATTATGAGTTGGTAATGTTACTACATCAAAATCTATTCCAATATTAATAACATAAGCATCTCTAAAGTTTATACTATCAGTTAGCATTCTATACTGACTCAAATATGTTTTTAAACTTTCTTTCACAGCTCGGTTAACTGTTGTTAGCAACTTACTGCTATTATAAGCTAACATGTACATATTCATTGCCAGTGGATTTGCTACAGTGTCTCCAACCTCTGAACTGCCTATATTACTTTGCTCGTCAGGTGTTATAAATACTTTTGCTACGCTACCATAAACATTAGGCATTGCATAAGCTCTCATTATATAATCCTCTTTAGTAACTGCTCTGTTTTGTGTAGCCATTTGAGCAAGTGCATTTTGTCTTACATCTTCCAAGGTCTCAGCGCTCCTTCCACCAGTTGCACCAGTAGGATTGTTTATTGCTATAGAGTTTAATATTGTTGTATTTAAAACTGTACTACCAGCTGGGAACACAGTTCCAGTCAAGTCTGATCCAATGATTTCTGTAATGGTATTTGCTGGTACGTTTGAAGCTATTCCTCCGCCAACTAAATAAGTTACTGTTAATGTTACGTTTGATGGTGCTATGCCATAGGCTCCTGTTATTATTGGAGCTGCTGGGTCAATTGAGAAATCAATATCATCTCTACCAGTTGGTAAAGATAGTCCTATATTTTCTGGTGTGGCTAATAATTCTTCATCAGGAGACGAACTTATACCAGCTCCAAACTGAACTTCAATACCTCTATCAACTACCCGTGTTATAAATCTTCTTGGTACTCTAAGTAGTTTTAATAGATATGGTGTATCCTCACTATATACAGCAGCATCAGGATCATTAAAAGCAGTATTCTGTACTTTTTCAAAAATAGTATCTTGAGCTAAATAAGGTACTTCATACCAAGTGTTACCTTCGCTATCAATAATGCTATCAATAGCTATTAAGTCTTTGGCCTCAATTAAAAATTTAAAATACCTAGTTGCTGAGCTCACTCCAATTGTTGTTGTCACGGGTTGAGCTGATATGGCTTTCACTGTCTTCTTTGCTAGATAGTAGTTAGGTGATCCATTTGCATCAATACTATATACAGATATTTCTAAAGGATCATGAATAGTATTTATGCTAAAATCTATTTTATTTTGCATTAAAAATTCAGTCTTTCCTACAATACTTCTTCCACGAGCTCCAGGATTAATTTTTAATGAATATCTCATATCTGGCTCTGAGTTAGCACCACTACCAGATACGGGAAGTAATTGATATACGTCAATATCAACAAGTGACGGACAGCTTAATTTTGGCTTGTAACCCAAAGCAGCTGCGATAGATAATATATTTCGTCTTTCAGTTGCATGCATTAACATAGACTCTTTGAATTGGGAATCTATATAATAATTTAATACATCACCAACATAAGCTGCCATTTCAATAAACATCATTCCTGGTGAAGCTTCATTGAAATCGTTATATGTATTAGGATAGTATGTTTTAGCAAATTCGACTAGTCCTTCTTTTAAAGAATCAAAATCTCTACCTAAGTACTTAATATCTTTTGATGTATTGTTGTGCATTTAATTTATCTTATCTAGTATAAATAGGGTCTAATGTTAATATTGTGTATTTGTTAATTCAAGTTGAATTGACTTGGTATCTAACTCATTGCCTTTTAAGCTTATGGTTAGTTCTATTTTTAAATAGTGATTATCTATGCTCGGTGTTATTTTTAATTCGTTTATTGCTATATATGGTAGCCAGAAGTTGAACTGCGATCTTATGCCCTCTTCTAGGTTTTCAACTATGTCATCAGTAAGCTGCTCAAATAAACTATTTTTTAAGTTGCAACCAAAATCTGGCTGCATGATCCTTTCTCCTCTATTGGTTAATAATAAATTTTTAGCATTTGCATATGCTTGATCAAGGGTTGTATAGTTTAGTTTAAAACCACTCCCAACAGCATTTACCATAGGCAAATCAATACCAATAGCTATATCAGGTTCAAAGTCAAGCGGATTTACTCTAATTTCAATAGCCATTTACTATCCTCTATAAGTGTTTTGTGATATTGCATCTGCTGATTTCAATACAGCAGAATAATCCCTCATTAGTCCAGCTGTAGGATCGCTACTGTGTGATTGCATATTGTTACTGGGTGCTGAATAATTCATTACTGGAGTTACTTGCTCTGATGTCATTAATCCGCCATTCATATCAGGCCAATCTTCCATTTCAGTGGCATGATTGCTGTTCATTGAGTCTGCTGTTTCTTTAAGTATCCTACTAAAGGCGCCGTCAATAGTATATTGTGGTTTCTGTTGAGGCTTTTGTTGCATCTTTTGTTGAGGTGCAACTTGTTTAATAGTAGGTCGTGTTTTGTTTTCAATAATCATTGGCTTAATTGATTTAAGCTCTTCTCTTACAACATCTCGAACTTCTTCGCGGATGACTTTCCGTAGCAGTTTTATAAATTCAGATCCTTTCATACTCTTTATATATAAATAGTAGCTATTTGCGTATTATGTACTAACTTTATTTAATTAAGCTAACCCAGCTGCAGCATTGGCAGATGCTTCACCAGCTAACAAAATAGCTACTGGTTCAGCTAATAGATATCCTTTAAAAGGAAATGGTGGTATAGCTGTGTTTAGTGGTGGTGTTATTATACCAAACATACCAACTAGTTGATGCTCAAATCCTCTAGCTATTTCTTTTACCATGCCGCTACGACCACTAGAAGCTAAAAAATCCATCTTGGTAAATCTTCCTATGTTTAGTACTGTGTGTTTAGTACCAGTTGGGCCGTACCATGATGCACCAGTCCAAAATAGACGAGCTGCTAATCCAAAAAGTCCAGTTAATATTATAGCTTCTGTATTTACTCTGGCTTCAATTTCTTTTTTTACTCTTCGTTTTCCCTCCAATTCCACTTCTGCTTTCCTTTTCTCTAATTTTTCTTTTTGAACTTTTATAAAATCTTTTATACTTTTACTTAAAAATGCAACAAATT